TGGCGAGCCAATGAAGGCGTTCATGCACCAAGATCACGATGCGCATATCAAGGTGCACATGTCGATGATTAACGACCCAATCGTGCAGCAGTTGGTGGGGCAAAACCCGAAAGCGCCACAGATGCAAGCGGCCATGATGGCACACATTGCAGAGCACGTTGGCTACGCCTACCGTGCCAAGATCGAGCAACAGTTGGGTATGCCACTGCCTCCAGAAGACGAGAAGTTACCACCAGAGATCGAGTTGGCCTTGTCAACCATGATGGCGCAAGCGGCCAATCAAGTGCTCCAGCAAAGCCAAGCGCAGGCTGCACAAGCCCAAGCACAACAGCAAGCACAAGACCCTGTGCTACAGATGCAGGCCAAAGAGTTGGCGATCAAACAGCAAGAGGTGCAGATCAAAGCGCAAAAGACTCAGGCCGACATTGCGATTGCACAAAAGAAACTACAGATCGACGCCGCAGAAAAAACCGACAAGATGCACTTGGAGGAGAAAAAGCTCAAGGTCGATTACGCCGCAAAAGTGGACCAAGCCCGTGCAGCCAAAGGCGAAGACCCACGCGTAGCGGCGGCTCGTGCGCAACAAGAACTCGCAGCCATGCAGGCAAGAACTGTGATGGCCGCGCAACAACACAATCAAACACTGACGCATAAACAAGAGGTGCACCGTCAGAACCTAGAACATCAGCGTGAGCAAGCTGCTATTCGTGCGGATCAAGCACGCAATCAAACCAAGGAGAAGCCTAACAAATGATCGATGAATTCGCACGCGTATTGCGCGAAAAAATACGTACCGATATGAACAACTACACAGATGACATGGCCAATGGCACCTGTCAGTCGTTCGAGCAATATCAAAAACTCTGCGGGGTGATTCATGGTCTAGCCATCGCAGAGGCTTACTTACTCGACCTTGCAAAGAAAGTGGAAGACACAGATGAGTGAAATACTCCTGCCTCCCGGTATTCAGTTACCGCCCTCCATCCAACCATTGGATGCCCCAGAGCCAGAAGCGTCAGAGGAAACAAAAGCCTCCGCACTTCCGGTACCCACAGGCTACAAAATCCTGTGTATCGTCCCTCCCGTGGATGAAAAAGTTGCTGGAACATCGCTCGACTTAGTTCGAGATGCAACGACCCTACGTCAAGAAGAACACGCCACTACGGTGTTGTTTGTCATGCGTGTTGGGCCAGATGCGTACAAAGACCCCAAGAAGTTCCCTACAGGCGCTTGGTGCAAAGAAGGCGACTTCGTCTTGGTACGTACGTACTCAGGTACGCGATTCAAGATATTTGGAAAAGAGTTCCGCGTCATCAACGATGACCAAGTGGAATGTGTTGTGCAAGACCCTCGCGGTGTAACCCGCGCTTAAAGGAGTAGATATGGCCGGAGAACAATTTAAGTTCCCTGACGAGATTGATGACAAAAACATCGACATTGAAATCGTCACCCCCGACGAAGATGATGTTGAAGTCTCCATCATTGACGATACCCCCGAGCAAGATCGTGGGCGTAAACCGTTAGACAGAGAGGTCGAAGACCCGACTGACGATGAGATTGAGCAGTACACCCAAGGTGCGCAAAAGCGTATCAAGGAGTTAACACATGCTCGTCACGACGAACGCAGAGCCAAAGAAGCCACCTTGAGGGAAAAGCAAGAGCTTGAGGTTCTTACACAGCGCTTGTTGGAAGAAAACAAAAAGCTGCGCCAAAACGTCAACACAGGCACCGAACAGTACACGCAGATGGCCAAAACCGCTGCCGAAGCTGAGCTGGAGAAAGCCCGCCGTGACTACAAGGCTGCACAGGAAGCATTTGACTCAGATGCCATCCTTGCTGCCCAAGAGGCGTTGCTCGAAGCCAAGATGAAAATGGAGGCTGCGAAAAATTTTCGTCCAACCCCTTTACAAGATGAAAATTTTGAGGTACAAACTACACCACAAGAACCGCAACGTGTTCAACCGGACGAAAAAACCTTGCGCTGGCAAGCAAAAAACCAGTGGTTCGGAGCAAACGGGTTCGAAGAAATTACCAGCTACGCACTAGGGCTGCATCAAAAGCTAGTCAATACCGGGGTAGACCCCCGCTCTGATGAATATTTCGAGCAAATCGATGCTCGCGTGAAGTCGAAGTTCCCTGAAGTTTTCGGTGGTAACGAAGACAGGCCAAGGTCCGGTGAGGCTCCAAAGAAACCTGCCTCGGTGGTTGCGCCTGCGACGCGTTCGACAGGTAAAAAGAAGATTGAGTTAACGAAAACCCAGTTGGCGTTAGCACAAAAGTTCAAATTAACCCCTAAGCAGTATGCTGAACAAGTATTGATATTGGAGAATCAAAATGGCTGAAAACCGTACCCCTCGTGACACATTGACACGCGAAAAAAATGTTCGTTTGGTTTATAAACCTTCGAGCGCATTGCCCGATCCGACGCCTGAGCCCGGATATACGTATCGCTGGATTGCGACGCATATAAATGGACAGGCACACCCTACTAACGTATCCAAAATGATGCGCGATGGCTGGGAACCGGTGAAAGCAGTGGACCATCCGGAATTGATGATTGTTGGTAATGCCCAGACAGGCAATGTCGAAATTGGTGGGTTGATGCTCTGCAAAAACACCATTGAAAAAGTCAATGCCATGAGAGAGTATTACGAGAACCAAGCGCAAAACCAGATGGAATCAGTGGACAACCACTTCATGCGAAATAACGACCCGCGTATGCCGTTGTTTGCCGACCGCAAGTCGTCAACCAGCAGAGGAAGCGGATTTGGTACAGGTTCTAAATAAAGGAGTCTTAAATGGCTTATCCCTCAGTGGACAAGACGTACGGTTTTAAGCCAGTCAACCGACTGGACGGACTACCATACGCCGGAGCGATCCGTCAAATCCCCGTTGCGCCAGCTTACGCTACCGCAATTCTTAATGGCGATACCGTCAAGATTGACGCTAACGGTTACCTCGTCGCTAACAGCACTACTAACTCTGGTGACAGCGTAGGTGTGTTGGTTGGATGTCAGTACGTGAACGCGAACGGTCAAACTGTTCAAGGTCAGTTCTACCCAGCCGCTGCTTCTACCACTTCTGCAATGGCCTTTGGCTATGTTGTGGATGATCCCAACGCCGTGTTCCGCGTAGTTGCAACTAACGGTCAAACCACAGTGCCCAATCCGTTTACCCGCGCGATTGTTGGTGCCAACGTAGCGATTTCTGTTGCTACTGGTTCTACCGTCACTGGTGATTCGTACTATGGTATCGACGGAACTTCCGCCGCTACTACTAATACATTACCTGTTCGTGTAATTGATGTTGTGCCTGATACCGCTACTGGCCCTGCCGGTGTGTCTACCACGACCTATTACGAGTTCTTGGTCAAGTTCAACTTGCACCAGTACACCGATACCACCGGTATCTAAGGAGTAATATAAATGGCTATTTCACGCGCACAACTACTTAAAGAACTGCTCCCCGGCTTGAACGCATTGTTCGGCCTTGAGTACGCCCGTTACGGCGAAGAGCACAAAGAAATCTACGAAACAGAGAAATCTGAGCGTAGCTTTGAAGAAGAGACCAAACTGTCTGGTTTCAACGCTGCTCCTGTTAAGAACGAAGGTTCTGCAATCCAGTACGACAACGCACAGGAAGCATTTACCGCACGTTACACACACGAAACCATCGCCCTTGGCTTCTCCATCACGGAAGAGGCTGTGGAAGATAACTTGTATGACAGCTTGTCTGCACGTTACACCAAGGCTTTGGCTCGTGCTATGGCTTACACCAAGCAAGTCAAGGCAGCTTCTGTTTTGAACAACGGCTTCTCTTCTAGCTACCTCGGTGGCGACGGCGTGGCTTTGTTCTCTACAGCACACCCCTTGGTTTCTGGTGGCACCAACAGCAACCGTCCTTCTACCAACGCTGACTTGAACGAAACTTCTCTTGAGAATGCCGTCATTCAAATCGCTGCTTGGACAGATGAGCGTGGTCTGTTGATCGCTGCTAAGCCACGCAAATTGGTCATTCCACCAAACTTAATGTTCGTTGCTACTCGCTTGTTAGAGACTAACCTCCGCGTTGGTACTACTGACAACGACATCAACGCGCTCAAGAACAATGGCTCTATCCCAGAGGGATACACAGTCAACCACTTCTTGACCGACACTAACGCTTGGTTCTTGACTACAGACGTACCTAACGGTTTGAAACACTTCGAGCGCACAGCATTGAGCAACTCAATGGACGGTGATTTCGATACGGGCAACGTCCGTTACAAGTCCCGCGAGCGTTATAGCTTCGGCTGGTCTGATCCATTAGGCGTATTCGGTTCACCCGGTTCGTCCTAAAAAACGGGAAGGGAGCCTTGTGCTCCCTTTTCTTTTGGTGTATATTGCACCAACCGAGATTCATCGGTGTACCAAGCAGGCTCGGCTGACCTCATGCAGATTGATACACCTTAACGCATGGAGAAAATCTCATGGGATTCGCAACGCATCTAGGCCCTTGGTTGTTGGGCACCACAAAGAACACCACAGGTTCAACAGCCGCTACAACACGTAACACAGGCTGTACTGTTGTTTCTCAATCCGCTGATGTTGTCTATGGCACATTGACCGGTAACGCAATTTCTATCCCCGCAGGTTCACAGATCGTTGACGTAAAAGTTGTCACGACCACAGTGTTCAGTGCAGCTACTACTTGTAAGCTGTCTATTGGCGGTACAGACTTTACCACTACAGGCACGATTACCAACGTTGGTAGCGTAACCTTGGCTGCTAATGCAACCACCCCCGGTGGCTGGTTGAACGTCGGCTCTACCGACACATTCATCACCTACACCTTGGCAGGCACTTCATTGACTACTGGCGCTGCAACAATCGTGATCACATACGC